CTCTTCTTTTGGATTTGATGTATTAGATGAAAGATGGAATGTCTCAGAAAATGCAGATGAACCAGTAATTAGAGAAGTCTTAGAAACAAGATTGTATGAAGTATCTCCTACAGCTTTTCCAGCATATCAAGATTCAAGTGTGATGGCAGAGAGAAGCTTTAGAAACTTAGCTCATATGAGTGGTTTAGATTTGAACGAACTCATAGATGCTAATGAAAAAGGAGAATTGAAATCTCTACTTCAAAATGAAGAAGAAACTGTTTTCAATGCTGATGCTAGGAAAAGAAGACTAGAACTACTAAAAAATCAATGAACTCTGATACTAGGTATCGAACCCTTCAATTATTGAAACTCAGGAATGGAGATGATGATGAGCAATCTACACCAGCTCCACCTGAAGACCAAATAGAAGGTTCAAAGACCAATCCCAAAGGCTCAGCTGATGGAGATTCAGATGAAGAAATTGAATTTTCTGAACAGACAGAAAAATCCATTCAAACAATCATTGATGAACATAATGATGAGATAAAAGAAAAGAATATGGCTACTTGGCGAAGATTGAGAATGTCTGTTGCTAAAAAAGTAGTTCGTAGAGGCTTTGGTGCTTTTTCTACACCTCATAGACCAAATGTCAGTCGTGTTGCTTGGGGTTTAGCAAGATTGAAAGCTTTTGCTTATCTAATGAAAAACGATAAACCAAAAGACCCAAAGTATATAACTGACAATGACCTTCTTCCTAAGGAACATCCTTTATATAAAGAAGATTAGATTTAGAGGTCAGATTCGTTGATGAAACAATTTGGCTTCGCCCACACGATAAACGAGGAGTCGCTGATGAAGCACTCCTCACAATCTCTAGGAGACAATAATGAGCAATCCAATAGTTGAAAAACTATATGAAGAGCGAAATACTCTATGGGAGCAAATGAAAGAATTGAATGACAGAGAAATCTCTGAAAATCGTTCTCTCGATTCTGCTGAAAAAGAGCAATGGGACAAGATGAATGACAGAATGTCTGAAATCGATTCCAGAGTTTCTGAATTAGCTTCTCTAGAAGAATCTAATAAAAAAGCAGAAGAAGCAAGGGCTATGTTTGAATCAAAGCCTGTTATCGAAGAAACCCCTGAAGTTGCTAAAACTGATGGACAAATCCTTCGTGCTTTTGCTAATGGAGAAGTTCGTTCTCACAACTTTGAAAAAAGAGACCTCACTAAATCTGGTGATGGTGGACTTGTTCCTCAATCTTTTTTCGACCAAATCATTGCAAAACTAGATGAAAATGCAGTAGTGCGTTCAGTCGCAACTGTTGTTTCAACTGGTTCAGGCGAAGATATCAAGATGCCTCAAGTCACAGCTTTATCCTCAGCTTCATTAATTGCTGAAGGTGGAGCAATTTCAGAATCTGACCCAACATCAGCTTCAGTGACATTAGGTGCTTTCAAATATGCCTACTTAGTCCAAGTTAGCTCTGAGCTACTTGCTGATGAAGGTGTAGATATCGAAGCATTCCTTGCTAATGATGCTGGTAGAGCTTTAGGAAATGGTGCTGGTGCTGACTTTGCAACAGCTAATGGTTCATCAAAGCCAAATGGTATTATGAACGCTTCCTCAGCTGGAGTCACTTGTGCTTCTGCTACAGCAATCACTTCTGATGAAGTTATTGACTTGATGCACTCAGTCACAAGCCCATATAGAGTGAATTCTCAATTCATAATGAAAGATTCAACTCTCAAAGAAATTAGACAGCTAAAAGATAGCAATAACAACTATCTCTTTCAACAAGGTCTTCAATTCGGTATGCCTGACACTTTATTAGGTGTTCCAGTATTGACTGACCCAAATATTGAAGCTATTGCAACAGCTAAAAAAGTAATTAGCTATGGCGACCATAGCAAATACTATGTGCGTGAAGTCAATGGCATTCAAGTTGACAGAAGTGCTGACTATGCTTTCGCTAACGATTTAGTCACATTCAGATTCATATATAGAGCTGATGGAGACTTGTTAGATACAAATGCAATCAAGCATATGGTTATGGCTTAATCCTAACCAATTTCTATTAGGCAACTAATAGAGTCAATGTCCAGCAATGGACACTGACTGGAATACTTGGAGGGTGTTTCCACCTTCCTTCACTAACTCCTTCTGAGTGTTCCAGTGAGTCAATTGAGGAGATAAATAATGAAAATCAAAATGCTCGTGGATATTGGTGGTCTACAATGGCAAAGATATCCCTAAAAAAGGCGAAACTTGGGACACAGACAAAAATAATGCAGTTGACCTTATCAACAAAGGTTGGGCTGAAGCTATGAAGTCTGCTCCTAAGAAAACTGCCTCAGCTAAAGCTGGAAAAGAAAAAAGCTAATGCCCAAGCACTATATGGGCAAAAAGAAAAAGAAATCAAATTCTAAAAAATCTAGGAAGTAATTTATGATTGGCTATCAAGTAGCTCAAGGAACTGGTCACATATACAAAGACACTAGAGGTCGAATTGCAGTCACAGCTTTTGTTGATGGAACTGCAACAGATGCCTCAGGGTCTGTCACTTGCACTGTCACTGATGAAGGTGGAACTGTCATACTCAATGCAGTCACTGCAACCAATGATGGAACTGGTGTTTATTATGTTGATTTAGGTACTTCAAACACAACAGATGTGAACAAACTCTATGCTGTTTGGACTGGAACTTGGGAAACTGTATCACAGAAACTAAGAACAAATCACGAGATTCTTGGTTTCCCTATATTCACTGAAGCTCAAGCTAGAAGCTTTGATGTTTCACAACTTGCATCAGCTTCTGATTATTCAGATGCAGATATCTTGAATGAACGCCAAAACATAACAGAACTACTAGAACAATGGACTGGAGTTTCTTGGTCATCAAGATTCAATAGAGTTCAGTTGGCTGGAGAAGGAGATAGAATAATCTCCCCTCCTAGTTTTCATATAACAAAGGTTTTATCTGTTTCTGTATTAGGAGAATCTATTCCAACTAGCAATTTTGTTATTGATGGAAATGCAGGTTTCATTCATAGAACAGATGGTTTCTTTGAAAAACCAACAGCTGAATTTCCACTTCCAGTAGTTATTGAATATGAGTATGGCTGGGACTATATCAGAAATGGTGTAGATAGAATTAGTCTCAAATTATTGCTAGATAGGATTGTTCCCTCAAATATTCCTGAACGCGCAAGTTCCTTTAACGATGAACTAGGAAATATAACACTTGTCACGCAAGGTGGTGGGTTCAAAAACCCTTCAAGAATACCTGAAGTCAACCAATGGATTGATGAGAACAGTGAAAAAGTCTTTGGTATCTAATGGCAATCAATTCACAGATAAAGGTTCTAAGAGATAATCTCAAAACACAGTTATCAGCTAGAGCTGGACTTAGTGGAGTTGATGTATTCAAATTCCCACCAGCTGATGGAGCTCCTAAGACAGAATTTATATTCTTTGGGGATGCTTCTTCAAGTATGGACTTTGAGACTTTTGGAAAACAATACTCAGAAGATTTAGACCTCACTGTTTTCACTTATTGTTTGAAAGCTGGTGCAGGAGATACAGTAGCAGGTTCAGCTAGAGATAGAGCTTTAGCACTTGCTCAAGAAGTTATAGATGAACTGGCAGATGATTCAACTATCAATGGAGCTGTTTTAGTTTCTAAGGTTAGGAATCTCACTGAAGAAAATGGTCTATCTGATGAAGGTAGATTCTGCCAAATAGAAATTCAGATTGAAGCTGAAGCAATACTATCGGAGTAAATAATGGCTAAGAAAAATATAAAACTCTACGCAAAAGTTGAGTTGAACATAAAAGATAAAGATTTCAAAGCAGGAGAAGAAATCACTGTGAAGCAACCACCTAGATGGATGGTGCTCCAGGGGTTGATTGTTCCTGAAGACCAACTAACAGAAGAGGAAGAATAATGGCATTCATTGCAGGAAAAAACTCAGGTGTTCTATTTGGAGCATTCGACCTCACAAGTTATTTCAATAGTTTCTCATTTTCAAGAGACACCAACGCCATATCGACAACAATGTTTGGAGATGACAACGAATCCTATATTGCAGGAATCGACACATCTCAAGTTGATATTTCAGGACTCTTTGATGGTGGAACAGATGCAGTAGATGAAGAACTAGCTAATGCTTTTTCTGTGACTACAGCTACCCCATTAACAGTTTTCCAAAATGGAACAACAGCTGGAGAACCTTGTGTTCTGCTGGATTCTAAAATTCAGAACTACACAATAGATTCCTCAGTCAGTGATGCAGTAGCAGTTTCTTCTCAATTCACTGGAAATAATTTTGGAAGAGGTTTGAGCTTATATGCTCTAACTAACACAAGTGCAACAGCTACCACAACTGCTGTTGATTTTGGTTCAT